GAACAGGTTCTGCTCCTCCCCGCCCTCGTCCATGTCCGCCTCCATGTCCGACATCTTCTTGTACTTCTCGTAGTTCTGGTCCATCCTGATCGCGATGTTCATCTTGTACAAGAACTCGAGGGTGGGGGAGGAGCACAACCCGCTCCTGATGTTCGAGTACTCGTTCGGGATCTGGAACTCCTTCCTGTTGGAGATCTTCCAGACGATCGCCTCCGCCTTGTAGCTCTCCTTCTTGAAGTCCGAGAAGCCCTCCGCCAGGTCGGTGTACTTCCTGATCTTGGTGTCCCTCACGTTCCCGGCGTTGGAGGAGGTCACCGAGAAGTCCAAGATGATCTTGTTCTTCTCGTCCACGAAGTCCGGGGTCTTGTTGTGGTCGACCCCGTAGTAGTCGTACTTGGAGGGCAAGTTCACGTCCGTCTCGACCGAGTCCTTGTAGCCCATCAGGTCCAAGCAGGTCTGGGAGAAGATCTCGTGCCTGGACATCTCCCAGTACTTGAACCTCTTGTAGGTCAAGTTCTCCTTCAAGTTGTCCTCCAACAAGGTCCTGAAGTCGGTGGTCAAGTCCGCCAACTCCTCCCTCTTCTTGAACGTCCTCTTCTGGTAGACGGTGTAGTACAACAACTTCAACTCGTCCAACTCCTCCTCGGCCTTGTTGGACATCAAGATCAAGTCCTCGGCGTTCTCCCACTTGAAGTAGGTGAACTCGGGCTTCTTGCCCATCTCCATCAAGTCGAGGTACATGGAGATCTCCGTGTGCTTCGGGTAGAACCTGCTCAACATCGTGTTCTTGTTCTTGTTGCACTTCAGCATCGAGTTGAAGTAGGTCAGGGAGTCCATCTCCAACAACTCGCACTTGGACATGCTCCCGATCCTGGAGGAGGTCGTCTTCTTGTTCGAGATGGTCTTCCTGAAGAAGTAGTCCACGTCGAAGGTCATCTCGAAGTTGTCCTTGCAGGTGTACTCCGAGTCCGCGTCCTTCACCATGTTGTTGAAGAAGATCTTCAAGTCCTCGGTCTTCAGGTTCAGGTCCTTCTTGAGCTCGGTCGGGAAGTACAGCCAGTTGGTCGTCACGATCAAGTTCTTCGAGTAGATCTCCCCCTTCAGGTTGGACCTGTAGTAGTCCACCGAGATGGTCCTGCCCTTGTAGTAGTACCTCACCCTCTCCAACACCTTGAGGTAGTGGTACAGCTGGGAGAAGTTGTCGTGGTTCATCTTAATTGTAGCAAC